ATGGTCTGCTGACTCCTCAATATCTCCGTAATGCTGAGATGGTCCAAGACCAGATCATGATGAACGAGCAGATGATGGCGTCTCAGTTCATGCCTCCTGTTGGTCAACTGCCGATGGGTATCCAACCTCCCATGCCTCAGAAAAAAGGACGCCGCTGATGGATTCCAAGAAAGCAAAGAAAGCTGTTGACAAAGCAGCTGCACGTAAAGAAATGGCCGCTGCCATGGAGCTCGCTGCGCTTCAAGCTGGCGCAGAACCGATCGATCCCGAGATCCAGGCCGCTCAAGTTGCAATGCAACCTGTTGACGGTTATGTGACTCCTTATCACCGCATGGGTTCTATGCCTCCTACTGGCTATTACCCCGGCAATATGATCGGTGGTCCTAACGTGAGTGGGGTAATTAATCCTGTCGCTTAATAAACAGGATTGATAAACCGTTGCTATAATTTTTACCAAGTGGAGGTAATCCCTCCATTTTTTTAGAGGCTTTTTGTCCTCGGGTATCAGCTAAACCTACGCTGAGAAACCAACATGTTTATTGATAACGATTTTCCCAAGCTGTTGGGCGCGGAGCTGTACCGTCCCCACCCAGCTTATATCGTGGAGATGGCCACTGAGCCCGTAGTTGTCCACGACTTCACCAAACAGCCCGGTCAGACCGTTCAGCTGGATCGTTACCGCTTCTTCGGTAACCCTGGCACGAAGACCAGCCGTGAGCGTACCCAGGATCAAACCATCGGTACCGCCAACAGCCGGTCGATCGTTAAGGACAAAGTGCTGGTGTCTCTGCGTGAGTACACCGGTCCTGCTGACCCGAACAACACCAACCTCCCGAGCACCTTCAAGATTGCTCGCGAGACTCTGATGACCGCTCAGCGTCTGCTGCTGGACACCGGGAACCTCAACATGTTCCACCAGTCCATCGGTTCGCTGACCCTGCTGGATGACTATCGCCGCTGGCGCGATCGCGTGTTCCTGGACGAACTGTTCAAGGCTGAAGCACGTGGTCAGTCCTCCGACACCCAGGGTGGTTACTACTACCCCAACGGCCACAGCAAGTCTGGTTCTACCGTCTCTGCTTACTCTGCAACTGAGTACGCTTCTGAGCGCTTCAAGTTCAACGTGAAGACTGACCTCCTCGAGGTGGTCAAGTCCCTGCGTAAGCGTAACGTTCCCGTCTTCGCTGACGGTTACTACCGTTGTATCGCTGATCCCTCCTTCATGAAGGATCTGCGTGCTGACCAAGGCTTCCGTGAAGTCGCCCGCTATCCCGGCATGGGCCAAGGCAACCCCCTGATGGGCGCCATGGGTCCCAACGGTGCTATCTACGGCGGTGGTCAGTATGGCCAAGCCCAGTTCGTCGCTGGCGAGCCCGTGATGCCTTCCGGCTTCGTGTTCGAAGGTGTCCGCTTCTTCGAGTCCACCAACTTCCCCGACAAGACCGCCACCGTTGACCTCAGCTCCGGTGCTGCTACCCGCACCACCCCCGCTGGTCTGTTCTTCGGTCCTCAGGCTGTTGGCGTTGGTATCGGTGGTCCTAATGCTCAGGTTCTGATCAACAACAACGACGATTTCAGCCGCTTCATCATCCTGATTTGGCAGCTGTACGCCGGTTTCGCGAACCTGAACAAGGACTTCGTGACCTGTGCCTTCACCATCGTCGAGTGATAAAGGAGGTACCTAACTAATGGCAACTTACAAGTCTGAAGCTGGCGCTATTCTGCAGCCCGGCAACCAAATCAACCGCCTGTCCTCCTACAACACCGAAGGTGTTTATGGTTGGCCTGGTGTCGAGCTTTATGAGCTCATCGGCTATGTCAAGATCAGCAACGTTGCTGCTGACAAAGCTGACTTCAAAACCCTGGATCTGATCATTCCTTCCCCCGATCGTCGTCCTGATGATCGCGTTCGTAATGATCGCACCTCCATGGTGGTCCAAGCCAGCAGCGATCGCCCTGCCTATGTGTATGGCGCTTCTCTGGCCCTGGCCGCTGACATCCCCTCTGGCGGTGTCGTCGGCTTCCCCGCCTCCCCTGTCACCTGTGACCTGCAGGGTACCGACACTGAGCACCTCGTGCTTGGTGGCGATTCCTCCGGCGCTCCTGGTATTCCCGCTACCGGTTCTACCACCGGTCTGCGTGCTGCTGGTGCAAGCCTGGCAATCGGTGCTTCTGGTATCGCTCAAGGTACTAGCGCCGTTGCTCCTGCTGGCTTCCCCGCTGTGACCGGCGTTACCGCGACCATCGCGTCCGGTGACTTCAACAACTCGATGATGTTCAAGACCACGTCTGATCTGACGTTCAAGGTCTTCAACATGAACGCCATCACCAACACTGGTGCCGCTAACGGCGACGGTGTGTTCATTAGCGCTGACGACTCCACTGCTGGTAAGGCGGCCTACATCGTTGCTCGCGTGAACTACCTGCGTCCCGCAGCTGCCGTGTCCTGGAATGACATCCAGGGCTTCATCGACTTCGCCTCCCAGGTGGGCGGTAACGACGAGTGATAATTCACTTCTCGTAGTCCTAAACATCGCGGGCCTCTTCGGCCCGCTTTTTTTTTATCTCAAGTTAGGATTCACTTTGGTAAGCTATCTTGAGGATTTAAAAGACAGGCATGCTGTACCAATATCGCCCCACTGGCGGTCTTGTTGAAGTTGTTTCTCAACACGGTGAAGGCATCATGATGTGTGTCGACGCATCTGATGAGGTTATTTATGTGGATGAATGCGATCTGGTTCCACACCTCGACGCAACCGCAGAAAAGATTCGAACTGAAGAGCGTTTGACTGCAGATCTTGCAGCTGATGGCATCAAGGAACCGAAACTCACCAAGCGTGAGACGTTCCCCGTCGACACCCGCATCAATATCAATACTGCCACTGCCCGGCAAATCGCTGATGCCCTCCCTGGCGTCGGCCTGAAGACTGCACGAGATATCAAAGATCTGCAGACCACCATGGCTGGCGAACGCTTCCAGCGCTTGGAACAGCTGAAGGGCGTGAAGCGCGTTGATTGGGACGAGATCTTCAAAGAGAATCTTGTCCGCGTGGACTGATAATTTGCGCGTGGTATTGTGTTATTAGGCAGACCGAAGTCCTGGACTGCCTATAACGCATTCTACGAATAATGCAATTAGATAGTTTCCTTAAATCTAAGGTTCGCTGGCACCTCGGTTATAACCTAACTTCGGTTCCCGCTGGTGATTTAGCGCGTCTCGAGGAAGCTCTCGACAACATCCAAGATTCGTACTGGTATTCGAAAATTGTCGAACAGGTCAGCAGGTGTGACGAGGCTGAAAAACGCACCGACATGACCGGCAGCGTCAATAACGATACAGTTCCTCGTAGCCGCATTGAAAGCATTGCGGGTGATGTCGATCGTACGATCGCCACCTCGGATTTTAAGGACACTCTAAAGACGTGGACGCAAATCTATCTCTACGAGACGGATCGCTTAGCCATGCATCTTTATGTCCCGAATTACCGAAATCCCGAGCAAGCTCGGTATCGGTTCAACCGGGAAGGTTCTGAATTTATTCAAGCCCTCCCTGGCCCTGCTGACGTTGCCGTTGGTACTCGTCTCATGCTGGAAAATAACTTCCGCTGAAGCAAAGCCGTTAGCAACCGTCATGCCAATAGATTTCCGCCAGGTCGCAAGAGAAAAAGCAAAAAAATACGGTCTTTTACCTCAGGTTTTTGAACGCCAGATTGAAGCTGAGTCTGGTTTTAATCCTCAAGCCGTCAGCTATGCGGGTGCTCGTGGCATTGCACAGATTATGCCAGCAACTGCGCGTGGCTGGGGTGTAAACCCTGATGATCCTGTCGCAGCACTTGATGCAGCAGCTAAGAATATGGCTGCTTACACTAAGACCTTCCTTGGTGGCAAAAGCCCTGGTGAGGAGACTGATCCTGTCAAGCTTCGCCAGGCTACCGAGAAAGCTCTGCGTGCTTACAATGCTGGCCCTGGTGCAGTTGAAGCCAGTAGAAGGTATGCGGAGACAAATGCTTATGTCAACAAGATCATTGGTCCAGATAAGTTTAGTTTTACGGAAGCGTTAGGTGCTCAGCAACCTGTACAACCTGAACCGGAACAAGCATCGACTGGAATCAAACTTTTAGCTGAGAATCTTCCCAAGATTGATCCCAATGTGATGTTGGGCGATTTTATTCTTAAGAAAAGAGCTCAACAACAGTTGCCACAGGTGCAATCTTCAATTGATCCTGTTTCACTCTTGAAGACTGCTTTTGGCTCTGCACCGACTTTTATTGAGGATCTATAACTATGAAGCAGTATTCGATCGTCGACCTCGGTAAAGAGCTGGAGAAATATGGACTGCGTGTTGGAGAGAACCCTGCCTTTGGTTCTGGCAAGGTCGGCAAGCATGCTCCCAAGTCGCACCATTACTACGGCGAGGCGATCGACGTTACTGACTGGCGTCCAGGTGAGTGGCAACAGCGCACCAAGGGGCTCTCAGAACGTGCTAAGAAACTTGGACTCTTCACTGAAGCCTTAGGCCCAGGAGATCCGGGTCACGATACTCATGTCCACCTGGCGCTCCGGAATAATGTCCAGATGACGCCGCAGCAAGTTGAATGGCTGGCGACAGGTCGATACAAGAATCAACAAGGCATGTCGCTTGATACGATGCCTGGACTGCAGCAGCCGATGAAGACTGCCGCGCCGTCTGTTGACCAAGAAGAGCTTGCTCAGATGGTGCTACGTCAGAAAAAGCAAGAAGCTGATGAGTTTTTAGCTGACTTTTTGACTAAGCGTACTGAGAAGCCAGAGGTTGTCGCCCCCTCTATTGATGCTGTTGGAATGCTGAAACAAGCTTTCCAGCAACCTACCTTCATGAGCTGATGA